AGCTTCGAGCTGATCACCACCATTCGACTGGCGCCGAACAATCCCGGCGTGGCCGTGCTGTCCGAGCACACCGACTGGCCGACCGTTTCCGCGGCGATCGCCGCCGGCGCGCACGCGTTTTTGCTGAAGGCCGCGCCCGACGACGAGATTCTGACCGGCCTGGCCGCGATCGCAGCCGTTCGTCCGGCGGCGCCGTACCTTTCCAAGCACCTGCCCGAGGAGACTCGCGAGTTGATCGCGACCGGTGGCCACCACGCCTTTGCCGGCGCGACGGCCCGCGAGCTGGAGGTCCTGCGCCTGATCATGGACGGCCGTACCAGCCGCGAGATCGGCTGGGCGCTCTCGCTGCAGGAGTCCACCATCCGCGGATACCGCCGCGACCTGATGGACAAGGCCGGGGTGTCGAACGCCGGCTCGCTGATCCGCGCCGCCCACGAGGCGGGCATGTGAAAACCTTTTCCAACACCGTTGAGCTGACTGCTCTGGTTGTAACGACCAGGGAAGCGCTGCGCCTGCGGTGTGTGCCCGACCTGACGCGCGCCATCGCTCTGCTCGGCAACCCGGTATCGGACACGCGCGCGGCCGAGGCCAGCCAACTGCTGCGAGCCGTCCACGCCGAGTGCGTCTGCCTGGCGAACCTGTGCGTCCACACGCTCAAAGCCCGCCCGCCGGCCAGGCCGCGGCCGTCTCGCAACCTGCCGTTGTGGGAGGGCCACCTTGGCTCAGGAAACTGAGCTCAAGATCATATCCGACGCCCGCCTCGCCGCGATCGCCAGTGAGGTGGCCAACTTCACCAGCGGCATGAACCTGGTGGTGGCCGGGCTCAATGCCCGCATGCTCGACCTGCTCACCTCGGGCGATATCACCGTCAACGCGCCGAAGATCGCCGAGCTTATTTATATCCAAAAAGAATTGACCAAGCAGCTCAACCGGCTGGGCTATTCCGACAAGGTCGGGCAGTTCATTTCGAAGTTCGACGACCAGCAGCAGTACGCGCTGGCCGTGGTCAAGGAGCTGAAGCCAGCGAGCGAGCGCCTGGCGCCCCTCAACACCCGCGCGCTCGCCACGCTGAAGGAAACCGACTACCGGTTCCTCGCCGCGATCGGCCCGGCCGCCGTCCAGGCGGTGGCCACCGGCGTCATTCAAAACACAATCCAGGGCAGGCCCCGAGCCGAAATCATCGAGAAGGTCCGGAACAAGCTCTCACTCGAGTTAGCGAATCGCGCAGTGACGTACGCCGACACCGCGCTCACCAGCTACGACCGGCGCGTGTCGATGGAGATCTGGCAGGAGGCCGGCCTCGACAAATTTCTCTACCGCGGCCCGAAGGACATCAAGAACCGCACGTTCTGTGAAGCGCGTGTGGGAAAGGTGTTTACACTCGCGGAAATCCAGCAGATGGTCAACGGGACCGGCCCCGAGCCGCCACTCATTTATGGCGGTGGCTGGAACTGCCGACACGTATTCACCCCGATCCCCGGGCAGGCCGTCGCAGGACCTGCGCAGCCTGCCCCACCTGAAAAAAGCAGTATCTCGAAGCCAATGGGAAAGGCCACCGAGATCGGCGGCCCGACGCTATCGGCGGCAGCCGGCCAAGCCGCCCTGGACGCGCTCATCAAAACTCCCTCGCGCCTGTTCACCCACCAGCCGCCCGGCCTGATCGATCCGCTTATCCCCATTATTGGAAAGGACTTCCAAAAGTTTATTGAAGCTGTTCCGATAGGCGCGGCCGTTCGTACTCGAGTGGCGATCGCCGACCTGCACGCCACGACAACCGGGGTCGAGAGCAAGGGAGTTGCCAAGTACATAGACAAGGTCGCGGCGGGCTTCCACGGCCTGCCGATCGTCGCCCAGTTCAAAGGGAAACTCTACCTGCTGGGCGAGATGATTGACGAGGCCACGGCCAACGTCGCCGACGCGATGCGCGGCTTTGGTTTGGCGATGAAGCACCTGGCCGGGGATACCGGCGGCTCGGTGAAGATTGACCTGGCAACGCTCGGTCTGTCGAAGCTCGGTAAACAGGACGGCGCGCAGCTCGTGCACGCCGAGTCCCTGCTGGGCGCGACGCATATAGATGTTGAGCTGGTGAAGCTCAAGGAGAAGGTCGCCCAGGCCGCCAACCCGAACCAGCTTTTCGAAGAGCACAAGGATCCGGCCACCGGCGAGATCACATACACCGTCCTCGGCGGCTCTGGAACGGTCTACAAGACGAAGCTCGGCAAGGCGTATCACGAAGCAAAGAAAGCGTTTGCCACGCTCGCCCCGGAAAAAACCGCTGCTATTCTGGCCGCCAAGCAGGTCAAGGACCAGGCCAAGGCCGCGCTCGCCGCCCTGCTCCCGCCCCTTCCCCCGCCCACGGCGCCACCGACGCCCACAGCCCCCCCTTTACCCCCCCAAAAGGCCGCACAGGAAGACCCGGGCGACGCGCTGGCCGCTTCCCTTTACAAGCCGTACGTGCCATCCCACCTGGAGGCCAACTTCCCGCACGTCCCCACTGGCCCGCTCCCGGCGCCTGGCGAATTCCCGCCCGCGGCGCAGCTCGCCCTCAAACAGAATCAGAACCGGCTGCCCGGCGCGTTCGAAAAAGATATCTACACCGACACCGAGGGCAACGAGTATTTGTTCAAGCCCGTCCGGAAAGGGGACACCGTAGGGGACCTGCTGTCGCACGTCGACGTCTCGGTCGCCAAGCTCCAGCTCATCGTACGGCCCGATGCGAATTCTCCAGCGACCTATATAACCCTGGACGGCCGATCCGGCTCGCTGCAGCGGATGGTCCCGGACCTTTCGCCGGACCAGAACTTCGAAGTCTCCCACCTCAGCCCGGTCGAGATCTCGCAGATCCAGCGTGAGCAGGTCGTCGACTGGCTCACCAGCCAGCACGACTCGCACGACCGGAATTGGCTGCGCACCGTCGACGGCCGCATCGTTGGCATCGATAAGACCCAGGCGTACAAGTTCCTGGGGAAGGACAAGCTCACCGTCGATTACAGCCCCAACAATAGCCAGCCGCTTTACAACGGCATTCTGAAGGCGGCGAAGGCGGGCACGCTGTCGATCGACCCGGCCGCCGTGATGCCGGCGATCCGCCACGTCGAGAAGATAACCGACGACGAGCTCCGCACCATCCTGCAGCCGATCGCCGACGCCCGGCCGGACGGCAAGGCGTTCCTGGAGAAAGCTGTGGCGCGGAAGAATTCCCTGCGCGCCGACTTCGAAAAGCTGTACTCGGACGTGATCGGCAAACCGGTCTCGCTGGCGGAACCTACAAAACCGGCAATAATCGGCAATAAACGGCAACAAACGGCAATCGGTCAGTTCGCCTTCCTGGGCGATCGCAACGTCGAAGCCGTGGAGCAGGTGGCCGCGGCGAAGTGGCAGGGCATGTCGGTGTCGATCGACGCCGGCGATATCGAGAACCAGAACGTCCTTGTCACTCAGGAAAAGCGAAAGACCGGCGGCGAGCGCACCGTGCTGCGGTTCAAGGTCCGTCCGGAAGCCGAGGCCCGGCTGCTCGCGGCGCTCGGCACGGCTGAGCCGACAGCAGCGAAGGCGTACAACTTACCGGCCCCAGACGACGTCCCTCTGTACCTCGGTTATCCGCTCGGCTACCAACTCAAGCCGGGCGGCGAACATGCCCCGCCATTGCCGAAGTCGGGCGAGGTCGCGTCCGTATCGCAGTTCAAAAAGATTCTCGCCGGCACCCTCGTGCCGAGCCAGCTACCGGACAAGGACGGCCACGGAAATCCGATCACGCACGAGATGAAGGTCGCGCTGGTTGAAGCCGTTGGCGCGTACAAGGAGAAGCTGATCGCCGCGCAGCAGGTGTTCAACGAGAAGCAGCACGACGCCTGGATGGCGGCGAACAAGGCTGCGAAGCCAATCGTTGCAGAGCCAACGGCGGCGGTTCCCATAACGCTCACGCCCGGCGGCCCTGGCGCCCCGCCACTCCCGGCCGGCCAGCTCGGCAAGCAGGTCAAAGAGTCGGCGCAGATGGTCGCAGCCATGATGGCAGACGAGGGAATGCAACTCGAAATGGACGCCGAAACCATAGCAGGGCATTTCGGCGTGAGCACCAAGGAGTCGAAGCAAATATTCAAGGCGATCCAAGAGTACAGCCTGGCGCTGGGCAAAGCCCAGGCCAAACTGGACTCTGTAGCTGCCGCGGCTGCGGTACCGGACAAGCCAACGATGGGCTTCTCAGCCAAGCGCACCGGCGCGATCCTCACCGACCAGAAGTCTGTCGGGCCAGGCGGCGACATCATCGTCGCAGCCGAGAATACTCCGCTCCAGAGTTCTGTGACCTGGATGAACGCCGACCATCCCGCCAAGGTCGAGCAGGTCGCCATTCGCTGGAAGGACGGAGCACAGGCGCGGTACATACCGTACCTTCCGGTTAAGCCAACCGACGATCGCTCCTCGCTGTTCGCCCTGCAGGGCACGATGGAAATTATTGTTGACGGAGCAGCGACACCGGCAGCGGTCGACGGCGCGCTGGCCAAGCTCGCGTCCCTTGGCGTTTCCGCGACTGCCGCAACTGCCGAATCCGAGGAGCTCCTGTACCTGCACAAGGCAGCCTACTCGGCCAAGGTCCACAACAGCGCCGCCTGGGAGGCTGCCACGCGCGCGCCCGAACCACTGCAGGCGATGCGGGACTACTGGTCGCATCGACTGAAGGTTCCCGACGTGACAAAGCTGCCCGCGTACGAACCGGAAGGACAATACCCACAGCGGTGGGATGGCGCCCATGCGAAGGCCGGCACGAGAACGCACTACCGTTTTGATTTCTCCGAAGCCGACGTGGCCAAGACGCTCGCCGGATACAAGATCTATCAAGATCCGAGCTACGGCGGCGACACCATCGAAAACCTACTCACGCGTGCCCTGCCTAACAACGCCTCGCTGCTCTCGACGACGGAGCGGATTCGCGTCGGCATCCAGAATAAGGATGACCCAGGCGGCACGAAGGGCTCCAGCACGGCGTCGGATCTGAATTCGGGCGGGGCCGCTTATGTCTTCACGCGGCTTAGGAAAACTGTCGAACCGACCGGTCTTTATTGGAAGCCCGAACAACTCCTGCGCCGCATGGATATCAGACACTACTCGCACGACCAATACGGCGCAACCCTTGGAACCCTGGTTGAGAACCTCCGCGCACCCGACGTGCAGACGATGCTCGCCTACGCTTCGGGCAGCTCCGGAAACGAAATCAACTTCCAGGGCAGCCTGCACCTGCTCCGTGGGCTTGATCGCATCAAGACCAGCGGCGCGGGGCAGCGAAAGCGGGTCCTCGACATCTTGACGAAAAACGGAATCTCCTATATCGGAGGCCGCGCGATCGAAGATGTTGTGACCTAAGCGGGCAGCAGGTTCATCGCCGCCTGGATGTGGTTCCGCTCCAGCTCGGCGTACCGCTCCGGGTCGGTGGCCATGTGGCGATGGTAGTCTCTGACGCCGCCGGCGGCCTCGTCGCCGGCCCGCGAGAATTCCCACCGCTCGCCCGTCTCCGAGATCAGCATCAGCGTATCGGCGGCCTTCGGCGGCGGCTCAACCCCGATCACGTGCAGGACGTGGAGCGCGCGCGGTTCCTGCTCGGGCCAGGGAGACCACCAGGCGATCCAGAAGTCTTTGGGCGAAAGTGCGCGCAGCACGCGCACCTGGTCGCAGGTTCCCCAACTGGTGCGGTTGCCTTCGATGAGCCGATCCACCTGAGCGCCCAGGCGGTTCACCCAATCGAACAGCGAAAGTGGAGTGGGCATTTACCCCCGAATGATACCGTCTCTGCGGGCCGGGCACCGGTTCGATTCGAAAGGCCTCGTGGCAGAGCTCGCGCCCGCGGGCCTGGGCGAGGCCTTCTCGCGTTTCAAACTATCCTACGCCGTTTCGATTGTGTCAGATTATCGAAGGCCTCGCGAGGTGTGCGAGGCCTAGCCACATTTCAAAAACATGATCGCTTCGATTGTGGCACGGATGCGGAAGGCCTCGCGGACCGGTCGGTGGCGGCGAGGCCTGGGCAGAAACTACCAGTTGGTTCTTACGTTACAGATTGTGCCACAGCAGGCAGCAGCTCCAGTGGCGACCCCCTCATGCGGTCGGTTGCTCGCGCGCGAATGGTTTCTTTGCAACCCCCTCATGCTCGACGCACGGCCATCCTCTGACCGCACGAAGCAAAGAAACTATCGATGGCAACCGACCCACAGAGTAGGGAACCCTTTCGACTTGATCGGGATCCTCAGCCCGACGGAACCGAACTAAGCGGGAGGCTCCAAGAAATTGTATCGCAAAAAAGGGAAAACGCAATGTCACCGGCCTCATTTAACATCAAACTCGCAGGAAACCTCCAGATTAAAGCGGCCGCTTTTAGTCCGCAGCAGCTCGTCGCGCTCGCCGGCGTCGCCATCCACTCGCTCCGGGACCGTTGCGCGAGGGCTTCAAACGTATTCGACGCGCCCGCGAAACCATACTCGACAAAAGGGCCGATTTATATTCCGATTTCCGGACGCGGCACGATAACCAGGAAACTGTCGACCGCAGTCCAGCGTGGAATGGTCGGGGAAATTGTCAGCGCGACGAAGACCAGCGCGACGCTGCGCCGCAACAAGACCACGCTGGGCGGCCGCGAGGTGTTCACCTCGAAGGACCTGGGCGCCATGAAAAAGGCTGGCGTGATCATCGGCAAAAAAGGATCGAACGCAGCCATCCGCGACACCGGCCGCTCGCTTCGGTTCGAGAACTACGCCGCCTACAAGACCGCCCTCGGCAAGTCCGGCCTGCGCGATCTCGAGTTATCCGGCCGCATGCTGAACGCGATCGCCATCGTGAATGTGACGCCGACGTCGGTCACCGTGGGCTTCACCCGCGAAGAGGAGCACAAGAAGGCGCAGGGCAACCAGGCGCGCGATCCGTGGTTCGGTATGTCGCCGCTCGACCGCGAGAAGATCCTCGCCGAGGCAAAGAGCTTCTTGGCCCCGCCGACCGCGACCAAGGTGGCGTGAAGCAAAAAGGGCGCATACTTGGGCAAGATGCTGTTCGCGTGCTGGGGCTGGATGGCTGGAGTAGCTGTCGGCGTAGTCGTGTCGGGGGCGTGCGTCGT